CACCATAAGTCCATTTGGACTAGAGTGGATTTATGATGGGGGCGAAATAGGATCGACAGGCAGAGATAGATGAGTGGAGAATTGTGGATTGACCGCCTTATAGGTCAAAAACACTAAACGCAAACGATAATGTGTTTATGGGAGATTTCGCACTAGCTGCTTAATCTTTCGGGGTTTGGGAGATACCTAGCAACAGAAATCTCCCACTTTATTATAAAGAGGATTAGTTATGAGTGATATCTTATGTTCTGGTGATTGTTGGACTGCTGGTAATAAACCAAGAGCTAGGTGGGATAAAGATGGTGATTTTATTGACCATACATTCCCCCTATGGCCTGAGATATTATCAGAAAAACTAGGAATGGGTTATACAAATCTTGGTTGTGGTGGTCGAGGTAATCAATGGATATATGATAGGATTATAGATAATTGGAATGGCGAAAAAATAATATTTGTTCAATGGTGTAAGTTTGCTATTTGGGATATTGGTGGACAAACCCTGATGATGAGTGAAATTATAAATTCTATGACTGAGGATTTTAAACAAGAAGATCAACAATTTACTGTTCATAGAAAAGACATAAGGGAAAAGAGATTAAAAATCTATAATACCTTCAAAGAATTAAACCTTACCGATATTTGGTATAATTTGCAATATAATATAAGAATTTTTAATGCATTCCAAAACTTTTGCGAGTTGAATAATATACAATATATTCAGGCGGTTAAGTTTGGACCTATATTTGATAAAATCAGTGTCGATGAACAGTCAAAAATTATGAATCTTCTTCCAAGATTGAAACGTTTAATCAATGAGGAAAACTTTATAGGGTTTCCAATTTTCAAAGAACTTGGTGGATTTACTTTATGTGATATATTGAGTGATATTGATCTTAATATGTATAGAGTAGGAGAGACTACAAATAGTAAGGGAAAAGAGTGGTTTGATCCAGGCCCGAATCATGAGGGTCATAAGATTATAGCAGATATATATTATGAGAAATGGAAAGAATTATATAAATATGGTATTGACAAATAGGTAATTCTATGTTATACTTAGTAATAATAAAGATTTAAGTGACGGGAACCTATTCCTATATCGACACTTGATGAGTTTGGTAGTTCTCTGTATAGGACTAAAAACTACCACTTTAAAGGTTGGAATACTTTCAACCTATTTGTAATGTTAAGGAAAACATTTAAATGACTACTACTACTACTCAGGCCGCTAAGGTCGAAAACGCACTTGTAAATGGTGCAGAACTAACTGCAAAACAGATTACATCACGTTATGGTGTGAAGAATGTTCGTGCTGTTATCAGTAAGCTTCGCTTGTCGGGTCTTGCGATCTATTTGAACAAGCGTGTATCGTCATATGATGGTGAAACATATATGAAGTATCGTATCGGTACACCTAAACGATCAGTTGTTGCTGCTGGTTACAAAGCACTACGCACAGCGTAATGTTTTATCGGGTGATGCCGTAATACATCCGTGGGGGTCTAAGGTTAGCCCTCAATTTTTTTTATTACAGGAAAATTATTATGACACTAAATACCTCTAAAACATTTTCAATGCAGATAGAACAAATAGTACAAGATAAAAGTATTTCTCATATGGATGCTGTTTTATGGTATTGTGAAAAAGAAGGTATAGAACCTGATGCCATCAATGCTAGAATTTCAAAAGCATTAAAGGAGAAGATTGAGGCAAATGCTAGAGATTTAAACTATTTACCAAAATGTGCTCAATTACCGATTTAGGTACTTGACATATCCACCAGATTATAGTATTATAATCTTAACGTTAACCCTATGTAATGGAGACTTCAAATGGAAGTAACTGTACATTTGGATGGTGATCCCACCATTCGTGAAGAAGGTTTTTTTGCCTCTAAGGTAAAAGATTTAGAAGATCAAGTTAAAGCACTTGGTTTTGAGAATGCTAACTTAGCAAAGTCAAATGAAGAATTGTTTGATAGAGTTAATAAACTAGCAAATCGCCAACCTAGTTGGCCTAAAGGATATCGCCCAAACAACCGTCCACGGCGATAAATAGTGTGTGCTGGTATAGTTAAACGGTATAACGATGGTTTTGTAAACCTTAATTGAGAGTTCGATTCTTTCTACCAGCACCATTTCTAAGGTATTATTAATGAAGTATAAAAAAGAACTGTCATTCTTAAAAAAGATTGGATGTAAAGAACTTCCACATTCGGATAGAACTTTATATGATCATTTATACGGAACTGCTGAAATTCTTATAGAAAACAATAGGCCAGATTATGAAGTTAAAGGTGGACTATTTCATTCAATATATGGAACAGAACAGTATAAGAAATCGGAAAAATTGAATATTACTAGAGAAAATATTAAAGAGTTACTTGGTGATACTTCAGAACAGATTGTATATATTTTCTGTAATCTAGAAGAAAGATGTCGTAAAATAACTCAGGGTGAAGAGATTGAAGAGCAATATATTGAGAGTTTACGTTGGATAGAATATGCAAATCTACTTGAACAAAATAAGTATAATCCTGTATTAATTCCTCTTAGGATTCGATTGGGTATATTTTAATGGTTGATCTTAATTTTAGAGAGTTATTTCCTAGTCCTTTTGCTTTTGCTAATTTTGGTGAATCTGCAAGAGGTATTAATAAAAGGTTGGTTGATGATATTAACAATGAGATGGCCAATTATCAACCTCAAACACAAACAAGAACATTTGCAATAAATGAATGTGGTTGGCAATCTGGTCACTTAGAAACTTTATATGAAAGTTTTAAAGAGATAGGTGCTGCAATTCAACAATGTGTTCCCCCCATGCTAATTCATAGTGGTGCAGAAGAAGATTATGCTGCAAAATTAAAAGTTGAGGGTATTTGGGCCAATGTTATTTTTGCTCCTGGCGGATTTTCACAACCTCATGTACATGGTAATGGTGATACTTTGTGGACAGGTGTTTACTATCCAGCTGGTGCAGAAACAGAAGATTTGGATAACTTTGATTCAAATAAACACATAATTGGAGAGACTACCAGAGGTAGCGGCAACCTAGTTTTAAAAGACCCATCATTTATACAAAAAAGATTGATTAAATTTCCTTGGAGAACCAAAAAATATTATGGTGCTTCTGTTAGTGTAATTCCAAGGGAATCATTACTTGTAATGTTTCCAACTTGGATTGAACATTATGTACAACCAGTGACAGATAATACTAAGAGGTATAGCATCTCTTTTTCTATTATAAAACCATAAGTGAGGATTTATCAAAATAATGCAAGTAAAATTGATTAGTTATAGTATGGCATCAAAGGAGTTGTTTGATGTTGATAATTCATTAAGAGATGTTCAAGGGTTGATTGCATATTGTGCTCGTGTATCCAATCCTAATAATCAGAGTGATAAGAAAACAACTGGTAAACTTATAAAGTATCTTATCAAGAACAAACACTGGTCGCCTCTAGAGATGGTCAGTGCGTGTATAGAGATAGAGACAACGAGAGATATTGCAAGGCAGATACTACGTCATCGTTCATTCTCGTTTCAAGAGTTTAGCCAACGTTATGCTGACCCGACAAAAGACTTGGATTTTGTGACCAGAGAGGCACGTTTGCAAGACACTAAGAATCGTCAAAACAGTGTTGAACTTGATGTCGATAGTGAATTACATTATGCATGGGAAAAAAAACAAGAATTACTTATCAATACCGCAAAAGAAACATACAAGTGGGCTATTGACAACGGTATTGCAAAGGAGCAAGCTCGTGCAGTACTGCCAGAAGGTAATACTGTATCTCGCATGTACATGAACGGAACTCTCCGTAGTTGGGTTCACTATATAGAATTGAGGTCAGCGAATGGTACTCAAAAAGAACATATGGATGTGGCGAAAGCTTGTGCAGTAGAGATCGCACAGATTTTCCCACTTATTGGAGATATATTAAATGACTGAAATTCCTATTTTCCCAGCTGGTGTACTGAAGATATACCAAAATCCAAACCCGCCAGAGGTTCCTTCTATGGATGAGTTTGAATTTAACCAACAAGCAATTGCAAATCCTGATACAACACAGTTCAAGGATACTCCTAACATCATTGACCATGAAGGTCTTGCTGATTTGAAGACATGGTTCTATGAGTGTACTAAAGATTATCTTGATAATGTGATGACTCTGGATCATCGTGATTTCTGGATTCATGAGAGTTGGTTGAACAGTGCAGACCCAGGCAGTTCACAGAGTATGCACAATCATGGTAACTCTATTATTAGTGGTGTGTATTATGTTAAGTCAAATCCACAACATCCACCATTAGTGTTTGAAAAAATGCCTTCAAACAGTGACCCGTTTTTCTCATTAAGAAAGCATTACAGTAAAGCCAACGCAAACTTCACTAACAAGGTTGGTATGCCGTGTACAGAGGGGTCATTGATTATGTTTAATTCATATCTGTTTCATGGGTTTGGTCAAAACATAACTGATGAATCAAGGATTAGTCTTGCGTTTAATGTGCTTGCAAATCTATCTGAACGTGATGCGTACAAGCTTGACTTTGTGAAGAATGAACGGTGGTTAGATGATGCGCCTGTAAGTTACACAGTAAACACTGACGGTTCTAATGGAAAGATTGACAGAAGGATGAGTAAGTGAACTCTGTAATTATTGGTAATGGTGAATCTAGGTCGTGGTTCAATCCAGATATTAAAAGAGAAGAGTGGGTGGATATTAAAACATGGGGATGTAATGCGGTCTATCGTGAAGCTTCTCCTGATCATATCGTTGCTATGGACTATGCAATGCAACAAGAGATATATGATTCTGGGTATGCACTAAAAAATAATTGTTATTTTGCAAATTGGAATGTAGTTCCATCTGAAGTTGCAGAAATGACTTTAATGGGATATGATATTCCACAAGAATTTATTCATAGAAATAATAAACAGACAGAGCAGTGTGTTATACAAGGAAAAGACCCTAACACATTGAAAGAGAAAATTGAGCTTACTATAAAGAAGTTTCCAAATTTAGACATAAAAGACTTGACGTTGAAAATGGAAAAAGACGTTGGAATCTGGATTACATATGTAGAGGAAACTGACCAAGTGACTCCTATTGTTGGACGCAATGGATACTCTACAGGTAATGCTGCAATGTCTCTTGCGTGTGAGTCTGGTTCAAAGAAAGTATATATGCTAGGATTTGATTTAAGTGCATATAATGAGGATTTGAATAATATCTACAAGGGAACAGACAATTATTTTCCTAGTGGTACAAAGGGATTCAACCCTATAAATTGGATAGACCAAATGCAAGCTATTTTTACAAAATATGATGACGTTGATTTTTATTGGGTTGATGCTATCGATAGGTTTGGTCAAAAAGAGTTTTTCCATAATAGTAAAGACGGCGATAATAATATGATAAACTACATAACGAAAGAAGAATTTTGTCAAAAACTAAATTTAAAATACATATAAATAAGAAAGAGGATTGACTTTATACATACATTATGTTATATTTAAACATACTTAAACATACGAACATACATTTACATAAGGAGAATACATATGTCGTTTAGCGCAATGAAGAAACAAAACAGTCTTGATTCACTGTTGGGTGCTGCCCAAGCAGAATCAGCACCACAAGAGAAGAAGTCTTATGCTGATGAGAGACTTTGGAAACCAACGATGGATAAGACAGGAAACGGTTATGCTGTAATTCGTTTTCTTCCAACACCACAAGGAGAAGAAATTCCTTGGGTTAAAGTTTGGAACCATGCTTTTCAAGGTCCAACTGGTCAGTGGTATATTGAAAACTCCCTTACTACAATTGGTCAGAATGACCCTGTATCGGAACTTAATACTAGGTTCTGGAACTCAGGTATTGAATCTGATAAGGAGATTGCTCGTAAGCAGAAGCGTAAGTTACAGTATTTTTCTAATATTTACGTTGTGAGTGATTCTGCAAATCCTCAAAATGAGGGTAAGGTCTTTCTTTATAAGTTTGGTAAGAAAATCTTTGATAAGGTTATGGAAGCAATGCAACCAGCCTTTGAAGACGAATCTCCTATCAATCCTTTTGATCTTTGGAATGGTGCGAACTTCAAATTGAAGCTTCGTAAGGTAGATGGTTATTGGAACTATGATAAATCTGAGTTTGAATCTCCAGCTGCATTGAATGATAATGATGATAAACTTGAGGAAATATATAGTAAGGTATATTCACTAAATGAGTTTAGTTCTGCATCTAATTTTAAATCATATGATGAATTGAAAACTCGTTTGGATATGGTTCTTTCTGGGACAGTTGCAGCTGCTACAGTTGCCGATGTAATGGAAAGTGAACCTACTGCAAATGTTGTAGTAAATACTAAACCTGTAGCTCCTGTTGCTACCGTGGTTGATGATGATGACGCAATGTCATATTTTGAGAAATTGGCTGAAGATGGATAAGTAAGACTCGAACTAAAAATGCCCTTCACTAATTTGTGAGGGGCATTTTTTTATGATTCATTTACATAACATTACTATCTATTGCTGCATTAGTGACGGCACTGGGCGGCACAGCACTATCAGCAGAAAATGAAGTTTGATTTTTCTGGCTACTGTCAATGTTTACGGATGGGCCGTTATTAACGGTTTGGCCACCTTGACCACTTGCCCGTTGTCTTAAAATATCTCTGGTTTGTCTCGCTGCATCTAAAGATTTTTGCCGGCTTTCCAGCTGCACATCAAGCGCACTGGTGTTCACTTCTCGCCCTCTTGCGGCAGCTTTGCTTTTTATAATATCTCTTTTAGCCTTTGTCGCCAACTGTTTGGCTTGCAATTTTTGAAATACGGTTTCAGCTTCTTTAAGTTCATCAGCATTGAAATTTTCATTTTTGGTTGTAAGCTTCATCATAGATTTAGCTTCTCTAATTTCAGCTTTTTGATCTCTCTCTGCTTGCTTCAGAAGAAGCATTTTTGCTGTCTTCAGCCTACGTTTTTCCAGGCTATTGTTATTCATGGTGAAACGCTCTCTGGAGTCATCATCGTTCGACATCTCAGCATCTTCAAGTTCATCTGCGGCCATTTGCACTTGGAGTTCTAACTGTTTTCGTTTCTTCACTCTATTAACTTTCGCAATATCCAAATTGGATTTTTTCTCCAATATTTCATCCGCTCTTTCTTTCTCCTCTTCCTTAGCTAAGTCCCCTAGTCTTTTTTCCTCTTGTCCTTTCGTTTCCTTACCAAAAACCATAGTTGCAAGGCTCCCAAATTTATTCCTAGCCCATGCAACCACACTATCAAACCAACCTGTTACAAGCCCAATAAGCTTATCTAGTGCGGTTTCTCCTGGCTCAAATTTCACACCAAACATTTTCATAACTGTGGTTACTAGATTATCTACCATATTAACAACTAACTTACCTATTGCTTTACCTATATCTAATACACCAGTTAAATCTCCTTTAAAGAGTTTTGTAAATCCTGCCACAAGTTCATCAAAGTATATTTTGATGTCTGTTAATAGTTTATCGAAAGTTCCACCTTCTCCAAATAAAGCTGGACCCATCACATCTGTAATAAAAGGTAATATTGTTTCTTTAAAGAAAGCTGAAAATTGTTCAAACTTCTTCTTTAAGGTTTTCCACATTTTACTATTCATAAAAGCTGCTATCAAAGCGACAAATCCTAATATTGCAGCCCCAATAAACATTTTTTTAAGTTTATCCCATGCAGAACCACCTACGTTTTTTACTTTTTCTTTTCCTTTTTCCCCTAATCCTTTTAAGGCGTTCATAAGTTTTTGTGATCTACTCTCTTCTTTCTGTGCTTTTTCCTTATCTGCAGCAGTTTTTGGTTTGTTTTTAAGTCTTTTATCTGAAGCAGCATCCCTTACTTTTTGCTGTTCCATATTTTCTCTATATAATTCCGATGAATCTTCTAGTGATTTATTAATCACATCACTAAGACCCCCAGACCCGTTAATTGATTTTATTTGTCCTTGAAGTAGTGCTTTCTCCAACTCAGGGCCGAGGCCTAACTGTTCTTTAGCCACCTTCGCAAGCATTTCATTGTTTTCTGCAAATTTATCATTAGCAGCTTTTTGTTCTTTTAGGAATTCAAATTCATCATCAGACAATCCTAAATTTTTTAGTAATAACTTTCGTTCTTCGATTATTCTTTTTTTCTCCACCTTAGCAGCATTTTTAATGATGGTTTGTTCTTGGATAAATTTCTTTTTTTCTCTTCTTTTTGTCAACGCCCACTTCACCGCTTCAAAAGCTTTAGTTTTATTCAAGAAACCAAGACTTTTTTCTTGAATAAGCCCAAAACTATCGCCAATTATACCTGACTGTTTTTCTGAGCTATCTGATATCGTCTTGTCTAATATTTTAACCGCATCAGCAAAGTTTTGTTCAGCCATGACTTATTCCTTATTTCTTTGGTGGCGTTCTGTTGAACGCTTGTGCGCCATAAAACGCTGCAACAATACCAGCAACGGCAATGAAGTAAACTCCTGCCATATCACCCAGTATTTTTGCTGCTTGTTCAATACCAAATACAACTGATAAGATAACACATAGAGGGTATAATAACATACCCATAAGAGCAAACCATGCCATATTACGTTGGGCATCCTCTTTCTTGTCTTTGTTATCCAAATCAATCATACGTTCTTCCATTGCCAATTCCTCATCACTTACGACACCATCGCCGTTTAAATCATATTTTGCGAACTCACTATCTTTTTGTAGTTTTTTCTGCATGAGTGTATTACCCCTTAGATATAAAGATGAAATATCTATCTATTATTTCTTTCTTGTTCTCGCATCCTATCATTTTCTTCTTCTATGTGTTGCATCAATAAATTCATATATACATCCCTTTCCCACGGTATCATATTTTCTATTTCTTCTAAAGACCAATTATGATGATGAATTAATCCAAAATTTACTTTATAATATGTCACCACATTATTATGAGAAAGGATTATCCTAAAAAATCAGCTAGTCCCTCCAGAACCATAGTTGATTTAACTTTAGTATTTGGATTCTCCACTTCAATTTCATGCTTAAGTTTAGGCATAGTAGTAAAAAATTGTTGCACTGTTTCAAACATTGCTTGCGTCATACTATTAAAAAAATCATCTAGTTCTTTATTACTCAAATCAACTCTATTATATGTTTCATCTTTATAGTGAACTATATCAATACAATTCTTAATAATAAAAAATGTCTTCTCAGTATCACTTGTTATTTTCTCAGCATCCAAAGTATCTTTTACAGTAGGATATCTCATTACAAGACTAAAATCTTCATTCAGTTCAATATTAGTAGTATGAGTATCATCAACTAATATTCCTACATCTTCTGTGTTTAATGTATATTCTACTTGTGTTTCATAATCATCAGTACATGTAATAGTAAGTTCAATTGACTCTGATATAGATTTTCCTCTAATCCTAAGAAACGCAAATTCAATATCAAACATTGCATCTTTTTTCTTACCCATTTTACCATTTGTACATGCATTAACCAGTTTCAATATAGCAGGATATATTTGTGTTTCATCATCAGTTTCCATAGCCATTAATAAGAGTTTCTCTTCTCCTACTAAGAACGGTCTATATTCAATTTCTTCTCCTGTAGATGGTTGTTTCAAAGTGTAAGTTGGGGTAGTAATTTTTGGCAATGCCATTCTATTGTCTCCTGTTTCAATTCAATTCAATTAGTTTATAGTTTTAATTTAGAAATTATTTTATTAGTAGCTGCTCCAACTACTGCTCCAGCAATAGATTTAACTAAATTTGGAAGTGCGGTTTCTGTAGGTTGTTTATCTCCATGTTTTGAAATATCAGTCCAATGTCTAAAATTAAACCCAACGGACATTCTTGCAATCTCATTTGAAGAACCACAGCTGTATTCAATAGGACCAAAATTCTTTGGGTAACATTCCCACAACTTAACACCATATGCTGGACTATGATTGTCATCTAATTGGTAAATATCAGCTGTACCTGATGCATACTCCTCATAATATTTTAAATTCCAACTTTCAGTATCATATGCAAGTTCCATCCATTCAGTAAAGAATTTTCTTATAGTAAATCCTCTATCCAAAATAAAACTCATTGTAATTTCATCAGCATATGTTACACCTTCAACAACATCTCTTGTTGGTCCATATATGTTACTATCTGTAGCAGTAGAAAGATTGAGTCCAGGCATACTAACACTTTCACATCTCAATACCAAAGATTGTGCGACTAATTGGTTCATTGATGCTGGAGGATTTAGTTTGACCTCAAATTTATTAGTTCTTGCAACACCACTTTGGTTTATATCAGCAAGAAACTTATCAATCTGTGAACTAGAGGAACGTCCAAAAACTTCTCCTAGAGCATCTGAAATAAGTTCTCTACCAATTCTTTTTGCAGCTCCTCTTGCTTCTTGTACTGCAATTGGTCCTAATGATCCATCAAATACTTGTTCTAAAGTTTTTCTATTAACTACCATTAGATCATTCTCCTAGAATCAGACCATACAGAATCAGCAGATGCCTTTTTAAACTTCTGCACAGGCAATAGTGTTGCGATAGTAAATTCATCAGCATCTATTCTACGAAATTGTGATTTAGTGTATCCCGCAAGATATCTGTGTATGGTTGGTTTAACTAATCTAATAGCTTTTACTGCTTGATAATTTACTTCTAAAGTTGTATTTTCATCAAAAGTGTCACCACCAAAATCCAACATCCTATCCAACAACTTCATTCTTAATGGAATAGGTAAGTAATGGAAATTGATACCAAGAAAACCATCTTTATATTTCTCTAGGGGTAATACTAATGGGAATGTATCATAGTATGGTAATTTATTCTTATGTTTAGGACTATATATAAACATATTTAATCGTCCATAAAACGGTCTAGAATTTCTTTTGCCATCTCGTATTAAGTCCATAGAACCAGGAATACCAAATTCTTTGATCTTATCTTGATACCAATCATTAGAATAAGGTCTACCTTTTGCTGCTTTTTGTACTGATTTTATATAATTACTCTGTGCCATACTGTTATTTATAACGTATACCTAAATCATCTTCAGTCAGTATCTTAAATTCCATACCATTATTTAAGCACCAAGAGTTTGCATATTTCCACTTTGCTTCATTGACTCCCCATGTTTTAACCTCAGAGAACCAACGTTTAGTTTTTCTTGATGGTTTTGGATTGGGTGGACTACATTGTTTCTTTGGTTTAACTTCTATGATGTATTTCTTTATTTTACCATCATGTTGTTTAACTTTAATATAGAAATCTGGATAGTAACGATGTTTTTTTCCATCCCAAGGAGATAAATATGGTATAATGATCTCTTCACTACCCCATTCAATTATAGAGGGGCTGCTGTCACAATATATCATAAACTTTCGTTCCCATAGAGAACGATAGACAATTTTAGTTACATTACCCGTATATTTTGCCGGATTATTTGGTGAATATTTTCCTTTGTATGCCATGATGTATAAATAGTTCCGTAGTATTTATAGGGAGAATTATAGTGGCATTACAACCTTTTGCAGGCGGCGGCGCAGAAACTAGCGATGTTGGTGAATTTCCAACACCAGCAGCTTCTGCGGCAGATGAAGCTGCTGCAGCAGCTTCAGCAACTAAAAAGTTACAGTATAAAATATTACAATATCCAGACGATGTTGGTTCTGCTGGTCAAGGTCATTATATAATTTTAAAAATCCATAGAAAAGTTCAAGGAAAAGTTAAAAAAGTCCAAGCCGTTTCTGCTGCAAAAACCCGTGGAAAATCATTTACAGCTAGAACATTAGCATTAAAAGGATCACACCTGGCAACCAAAGTACAAATTTCATTATACATGCCCCCTTCAGTTGAAGTTAGCTATAAATCTGATTATGCAGATACAGAAATAAGCGCTCTTGCTGGTGCCGGGGCAGGAGTTATCGAGGCGGCACTAAAAGGTAAAGGTGCCGGGGGTAAAATGATTGATATCGGCAAGTCACTTGGGCGAGGTGCTGCAGAGGTTGGCACAGCAGCAGCAATATTGACGATGGATACAGCTGCTCCTGGAGCTTCGGCAATTGGACAAATTGCTGCGGGGAAAATTCAAAGTAGTAAAATGGAACTCCTTTTTAAAGGAGTTGGTAGAAGATCATTCAATTACACATTCGCCTTTATTCCAAAGAGTGCTAAAGAATCTAAATCTGTAGATGAGATAATATATGAATTAAAAAAAGCAATGCTTCCAGAATATACTACAGGTATGGCTGGTCAAAATTCAGACAGAACTCTGACAATTCCCACCACTTTTGGTATAGAATATTATTTTACTGATGGTGGTGGTAAAAGAAACAACTTCTTAAATAAAATATCTACTTGTTATCTTACTGATTTACAGGTAAAATATGGTGGAGATAGATATAAAGCGTATTCTGCTTCTAACACATCAAGAGGTGAATCAGGAGCTCCACCACAAAGAACAGAAATATCACTTACGTTCAATGAAATAGAAATAATTACTACTGAAGATATTGAAAAGGGATTCTAATATGTATTTTGAATTATTTCCAACAATACCATATAGTAATACCACGCATATGACACCAAAAATTGTCACAAATCTACTCAAAAGAATTGGAGTTAGATCGGCAATAAAAGATAATGCTGTTGTCTTTTCAAAGTATATTGTACGGGGTAACGAAACACCAGAGAATTTAGCATTTGAGTTTTATGATGATGCAGAACTTCATTGGGTAATTCTTTTGACAAATGATATCTATGATAGATTTCATCAGTGGCCTATGAATGTAAATCAATTTCAAGCATATCTGGGAGAAAAATATACAGATGCAAATGCTGTACATCACTACGAAATACAACAAACATCTGGTAATACCACAATTACAATTGATGTTGGTTTTGAAGCTACATTAAATCCTGGCGCAACTGCTATAACTAATTATGAATATGAAAATAAAAGACAGGATAAATTAAGAGAAATAAAATTACTTGATCCATCATATGTGAGTCAATTTGTTTCAGACTATCAATCTCTAATGAAGAGTAATAGATAAAATGGGAACAACTAAACTCAGTGAGCCAGGACAATTTGATATTGAAAAAGCTATTTTAATAACTAGTGAGGGTGTAGAAGTTGATCTTGGTAAATCTATCTCTGAGATAGTACTTTATGAAAGTATTGAAGCAAACTCTATTACTGGACATATAGCTGTATTTGATACTGTCGGTCTTAGTAATATTGGACCAGTTGTTGGTATGGAATACCTCAAGCTTGTAGTAGGCACATCATCTTTGAATAATGATAAATTCAAGGTAAATTTTGATAACAATGTTTTACATGTAACTAAAATTTTAGATAGAAAAAATAGTGGAAATACATCAAGTACTATATTAGAATTTGTTTCCTCAGAACTTATTCATAGTAAAAGAACAAGAGTTAATAGAGTACTAAAGGGTAGTTTTTCTGATCTAACAAAGGTTTTATTACAGAATGATCTTCAATGCAAAAAAGATTTATATATTGAAACCTCATTAGGTCAGAAACAGATTATCACTCCTAATAATACACCTTTTAGACTTATTGCAAAATTTGCTCAACAAGCAATTTCTAAGGAACATGGTTCTCCTACATTTCACTTCTATGAAAATCTCAAAGGATATCATTTTAGATCACTTGAAAGTCTATATTCTGAAGGTTCAAAATTTACTTATGTCGAATCAACAGCAGGTGCTAAAGTAGGAAATACACCAGGCATAACGAGTGGCCCAGATGTTGATGCAAAATTAACTAGAGATTTATCGGTTATTCAGAACTATTCTATACTGCAAGGTAAAGATTTTCTAATAAATGCTCCGTTAGGAGGATTTTCATCCACTATGATTCAACATGATATTTTTTATAAAAAATTTGATACATTTAGTTACAACTATTTTGATAATAGGGAAAAAGAAAAACACATAAATTCCTTTGCTGGTGATGATGATAATCCTATGTATAATGATGCATTCGTTGATGATCAAAACAGAAGAATAACTGATTTTGAATATGCTACATTTTATACACCAACTAGTAGAGTTAAAGATGAAAATGATGTATATCAGAACTCACAATATGAAGTTTATTCTGAAGATAAAAGACGATATCCCTTTGAACCAAGAAAATCTGAAAGTTGGTTACAGAGAAGAAGGTCTAATATTTTGAACTTAGAAACGGGTGGAACTATAGCAATGGTAGTTCATGGTAACACCTCAATAGGATGTGGTGATATTGTAACAGTTGATTTACCCGAAGCTGGTCAAAATAAATCTACAAAAGATGGCAAAGATAGATTTTTCAAAGGGCAATTTTTAATTAAAGCACTAAAACATACCTTTAGCAATTCTACACAAAAACACACTATGATTCTAAATATAAACAAAGATTCAGTTTTAGATAAATTTGATAAAGAACTTGGATTTATAGAACCCAAACCAATAAAAGTCGGTAAAGTGTTTAATGACACTAATTTTTATAGTTCAGAACTGGATTATGATGCCGATTCAGCTGGAGATTAGAAAGGAGAAATGTTGACTCAATTGTTATGAATATAAAAACCTATCATAAGGAAAAGGAACTTAAAATGGCCAAAGCATCAACAAAAAATAGAATCAAAAATATGCAAACTTTTCAGAGTCAAGAAAGAAGAATTGAACCAATTTCAGAAGAACATAAATATATGATAGCACTAATGAGACAAAAAGAGTCAATAGGAAATAAAAATGAAGACATATCAAGAACTAGTAGAAGGCCTCAACGATCCCAATATATTTAAAGCATTCTTTCTAGCTGGTGGTCCTGGCAGCGGTAAATCATTCGTTGTCGGGAAAACCACTGGTGGAACAGGCCTCAAAATAGTCAACTCTGATGATGTCTTTGAGAAGTATCTCAAAGATGCTGGTTTTGAAATGGACATGACAACATCAAAGGCTGAGCTTCAGCAGGAACCTAGAGACAAACTGCGTGACCGAGCAAAGGTGGTGACGAAAATGAAGCAGGATAACTATGTTGATGGTCGCCTTGGACTCGTTATAGATGGCACAGGCGCTGACTATGATAAGATTGTTAGACAGTCTATTGAACTGAAACAATTGGGTTATGACACTCACATGATATATGTCAATACCTCGCTGGATGTTGCACTTGATCGTAATTCAAAGCGTGAACGTAAGGTATCTACTTCTATTGCAACAAAATCGTGGAAAGACGTTCAGTCTAACCTTGGTAAGTTCAGTCAGCACTTTAGACGCAACATGATTGTTGTTGATAATAACGAGGTATTAGAAGATGACGGCACACTCTTTAATGATGTCCTGCGACAAATCAAGCCCCTGTTGAAAAGAAAAGTTACAAGCCCCTCTGCAAATGCATGGATTGAAATGGAAATGAAACGCCGAGGTATTACAAGAAAACCCAAAGGTTTTTAAAAATAATGCTTGACATATTCTAGTTCTTGGTGTATACTAAGGTATAAACTGAGAAAAGGAAGACGTAATGATACTGACCCTCAAGGGTCTTACTGGTCACGGTAAGAACCGTATTCGGGAACACGGGGATAAATGGGAAGTCCTAGAACTCCCCCCCGGCGTTATGGATATGGACCCCAAACCAGTACTACCCCCCATAAAATCACTGAAAACAGGTGAATGGCGTTGGTTAGATGATACCAACTTTTCTTGGATTCCGTGTCGATTTTAGTTGACAAACCCTGATTAGTATGTTATACTTAGGTATAATCAGAGAGAGAGAGTTATGAAAAATTTGAAATTTACACTAAACAGTGACTTTGGAACATTGTCATCGTTATTTGATTCCAAGTCAGAAGCAGAGTCCCGTGCTAATGCTTATAGGAAGTTAGAACCAGATACCGAGTTTTGGGTTGAAGAGTTTCCTACTGCTGGAGAACTCAACTACGAGTCATGTGGCGGAGAATTTTAATTCAATAAACAAAGATAAAGAAATGATTATGAATAATGTGAAAAATAAAATCCCAGAAATGTGTGGGTGGATTGGAATGATCCTAATACATGGAGCAACTGCTCCAACATCTATCTCAGTTCTAGTGGGTTGGTCTACTGATCTTCCACCATTGAACTTTGTACTACTCATATGGTTAGGACTATCCTTGTTCCTAGTGAGAGCAATCTATGCAAAAGATACGTTATACATTGTATCGAATGCAATCGGATTTGCACTTAACTCTTTACTACTAAGTTTAATTGCGTTTAGCTAAATTAGCTGTTGACAAACCCTATTTTGTGTGTTATACTATGTATATAATGAGAGTTAACAAAGAGAAAGAAATGATTATGAATAACGGATCAATGGCCACCGAAATGGATGCCCTAATTGAGAATATCAAAGCAGACTACTTTAATTGGACTAGCGGTTGTGCTGCGGCCAAAGGTCGGTGCATCCTTAGTGATACCAATAAGGATATGATCGCTCGGTTCAACGATAAGATCAAGTTTAAGGTTGGAAACAAGTATATCAAAGTCTTCAGTGAAGGCGGTAGTGTTTGGGGTTTCGTTGTCAACACTGACAATGATAAAAAGTTCAAGAAGGGTGATCTTCTGAAAGCAGCTGGTTATTCTGCGCCTGCTCGTAACTTTGCAAGGGGTAATATTCTTGAAGGTGGTTACAGATGCCCTTGGACGGGAGCTTAATTCTATGAAAACATTTTTAATAGTTGTCGTTTTGTTCGCAATTGTTTCACTAGTTGGGTATATTGATGACCCCTGTGCCGCTGAAGGATTAATGTCGGGTTGTGCAAATTAACTATTGACAAATGGTAATTAGTATGATATACTATGTATATGATGAGAAATAAAAAAGAGGTTATTATGACCAATAAAAAGACTGAAGCACTAATGAGTACCCTTAAAAATGAAGAGGTTGCTGTTATACACTCTGCATTTGAAGATACGCCACGCACTGTTGCGCTGGTTAAAGTTGATAAATCTCTAAGTGTCACTGAAAAGTTGGAAATTGCGTTTACGAAGACAAACAGTATCAATGATGCCTGGTGGAGTAACGAAGATGTGACTCCTATGTTTCCTGATGGAGCTTGTCGGTCTACAAGTACGGGTGATATGGTGTTAGTTGGTAATGAAAAATATAAATGTGAAATGAGTGGATGGAGTAAGATATAATGAAAAATACTAAAGATGCAGCTGCATACAAAACACGGCTCAGTGCTGTGGAAAAATTATCTCCTCGTATGCTGGATTACATAAGAAATGTGATTGATACGCCTATTGAAGGTAAGGGTATGAACTTTGAAGTCGCACGAAAGATGCGAATTACTCCAACTCGCTCTTATGAACTAAAAACTCTTATTAAAAAACGACTTACCAAAGATGAGTTGTTAGAAGTTTGTGCAAAAATTATGAAAGAAGTCTCATAATAAATATGTAGTTTTTAAATCTTCTAAGTACATACATAACCAATATAAGGAGAATGCGTAATGGAAATCAACACTGATTCGGTATCAATTTTACACAGCACAGTATTAAAATCTGAACTACTAATGTTACAAAACTCTAAGGAATTAAAGGAAGAAGAAACAATTCGTAATTGGTTAGAAACTAGAATTGCTGGATTAGGAAGCCCATGAAAATATATAATATTGAACGTAGATTAGGTTTAGCAAGAGTTGCTCTAGATGACTCTACATCTCAGTGGAGTATAGATTATTGGACTAATGTTTTAGCATATCTTTTACGATGTGCCAACAGAACCAACTAAATATTAGTATGGTTACTCTTACAGAACGTGCTAAAAAGTATATGAAGAGCGTAATACTTAACGGTGATTATGTGTCCCTCAGCGTAAAAGGTGGGGGATGTTCTGGTATGCAATATGTATGGGACTTAAAAAATAATCTGCCTGACATTGAATGGTCTGATCCCATAGAGAATGTTTTAGTCATTGACCCTATTGCAGAGATGTATATTTTGGGTAGTGAGATAGATTATGTTCAAGAGTTAGGCGGTAGTTTTCTATCAATAAAAAACCCTACATCAAAGGGTAGCTGCGGTTGCGGTGAAAGTTTTGGAGTCTAATAATGTATACATACAGTTGTAAAATTGTAAGAGTTGTGGATGGAGACACGGTAGATATTGATATTGACCTTGGTTTTGGTGTATGGATGAAAAAGCAACGGATTCGTCTACATGGTATTGATACACCAGAAAGTAGAACTAGAGACTTGGTGGAAAAGAAGTTTGGTTTAGAAGCTAAAAGAATGATACTAGAATGGTTGCCGATTGATTCGATACAGAAACTAATCACGGTAAAGGACAAATCAGGTAAATTTGGAAGAATACTTGGTAAGTTTGAAATTTTCGATTCTGAAGAGGATCGTACAACAACAATTAATGATTGGATGATTGATAACTACCATGCTGTAGCTTATCATGGTCAATCTAAGGACGATATTGCAAATGAACATCTTAAAAACTATCAAGTATTGGTTGAGCAGAATCAGATTGAATTTTCTCAATCTGACCTTGATACTTACATTATCTCTCGTAGTTAGTGGTTGTTTACCAGTGACGCTATTGAGTTTTGCTGATGGTATGTACAAGAATTATAAACTGGATGTTTTAGAGACTAAAATAGACAAATTAGAACAGAATA